AGACTCTTGATACTTCTCATTTCCATCTGCTGCGCGACCCATTCTTTGATTTAACCTACCAAGTAATCTATCTGCGCCCTCTACGCCGAGTTGATCAAACGCAAACCTCATCTTTTGTAGACCTTCTACAGAAGTACCGGTTTTAGTAGCAGTCATTAAAACTTCTTCACCGAAGTCGGCAGTTTTCTTTGTTATACCAGTAATAGCAGCGCCTAAACCCACTATAGGTCCGGTAATCCATTTCGTCATATTTCCGCCTACGCGTTTCATAGACTCACCGGTATTTAACATTGTTTCACGAAGGTTTTCTGCGCCGCCTCCAATTTCATTTAAGCTAGATTTTACTTCGTTAACTCCGTCAAGCGTTACTCGACCGATAAGTTGAAACACTTCTGACGCCATTTACCTCACCTACCTTATAGCATACTAATAATCTCTTCAGCTCTTTCTTTTCCGTCTTGTTTATCTTGTTCGAATACTTTCTTTTTATCTTTCCCTTTTTCAAATAAACCTAGTTGCTCTACATATTTATTCCACGGCGTATCTTCTACGAAAAGCGACCATGAAATCGCGGCTAAAAGAACTGCTGAAGTAAATGTTTTCTCATACGTTTTAGTCTTTACTTTCATATCATATTCTTTTTCTTTCTGTTCTATTTCTTTGTAATCGTTAATAAATTCAAGACGCGTTACAAACTCGCTAAAATTAATTTCATATAACTCGCTATTAGACCAACCGTAACGCGCTTGAATTAGATCGAAATCTCGTACTAATTTGCTGCGACTGTGGAAAGCGTGACTAAAACTCTTTGAAAAAAACTTTCTAAATCTTCTTTCTTAACCAATTGGTTTATAAAATCTATTAAAAGTTCTAATTCGGCTTCTTCGAATTCTTCTTTTGTCATATTAGCGATATCAGCCATCCATTCTGTTAAATCATCTAACGCGTATAGCATTAAATTATTAAATAACACCATTACAATTTCTGCTCCAACTTCATTTTCGATTTCTTTCTTGCCTTTTTCGTCGTCTTTATCTCTCGATTCTAAAGCAGTGTCGATAATCTCAATAATTTTATCTTGCTGTGGCTCAGAAAGTTTAGCGAGCAACTTACCAAATCTTAACGCGTCTTTTACTTTCATATCTCTTAGTTCTAATTCTTTACCCATTAAAATTCCTCCTTAAGGATTTTAATTTATTAAGTCGAAGTCATCTCAACAGTAATATCTTTACTTTCACCATCAATTGTTATCTCACCTGTTTCTTCAGAATAACCATCAAGTGTAACAGTATAATTATACTCGTGTGAAATTAATTTATGAGTAGCTTTACCATAAACGTTAGTTTCTTCAGTGTTACCGGTTTCAGTAATTTCTATTTCAGCGCCTTCAAGCGGTTCGTCATCTGAACTATCTATAACTTTAAAATTAACATCAAATTTTTCTTTCGGATACACAATTTCCCATGGTTCTGTATCTGGGTCTTCAAATGAATAATGACCTGTTAAAGTTAATTCTATCACAGCTTCGTCTTCATCTGCAGTTGAAATATTTAATGCTTCTTCTGCTAACGCATTTTTAATGATAAAGATAACAGGTTCGCCTGCAGGTCCATCACAAGTATCTTGACTTAAATCACCAACTAACGCAACATAATCTACATAATCAGAAAGACAAATATTTCTCGAACGAGTAAGTTTACTATGGGTTGGTAGGTCGTCAGAATTTTCCCTTTCTTCTTCTGGCGGCCAATCTTCTAGTTCAGCGCCTGGTATAGCTAATTTAAAATTCTCGGCAGAAACTTCTACTAAATTAGCTGACAAAGAAACAAACGTATTAACAACTCTTTTAGTACCCATTACGCCACCACGTAAACCGTCAAGTTCTATCTCTCTTAATTCTTGTTCTAACGTAAATTCATTTCCATCTCTTGTAGCACCTAATTGTTTCCAATTTTCCGGTTTAAAATAATCTTCTTTATCGAAATAATATACAGCGCCAGCATCGGTTAAAAATCGTTCGGTTGTTTTTTCCGATAAACCGGTTCGTTTAAGACTTCTAGTATCAACCATCGTTATCTCCCCTTCTTAAAATTTGATTTAACTCTACTTTTCTATCATACCTAATTTCAAATTGCATAGTTCTGTGTCTGACATGTTCGTCTTGTTCTGGTACCGCAGTATCTACCCGTTTAAAAAAACGAGCAAATGAAATACCCGGAATCGAAGTTTTTAATTTATCGAAAATTTGAATTATATATCCGCGTAATAAATACGTTCGACTCAAATCTGGTGAATAGTCGTAAATGTCAATTACTAGCGTACTTCGAGAAATCAACCCTTCTGGTATATAATCGTTATCGATGTCATATACAATATAGGGAAATTTCGGGTCTTTCTCGGACTGTTCTGGGTACGCTTCATAAATCATGTCGGACAATTGTGGGTGGTTAGTAATCTTTTCTCGGATAAATTTCATTAATTGACCTTGAGTTTCTATTATATCAGATATTATAACCACCTCTTTCTCAATCTAGATTTTATTTCACCTTCGTTTGCTTTCATAACCGGACCTAAAAACGGTCTTCGTTTCATTTTAGAAGTACCAAACTCTAACATCGGTGCGTATTTTAACGGACTACCAATTACTGTATAATAACCACTAATCGAATGACGAACTTCAAATTGAATACTTGACCTTAATAATCCTGTAGCGCTCGCTGGTGGTTCGTGTTCTGCTGACGCGGTATATAATGTCGAAGTACCAGGCACGTAATACTCTTTACCACTTCTATTACCTTGAAGTTCTTGTAAAACCTTTTCTTTTACAAAGTTACCAACGTCTTGACACCGTATTTTTTGTTCTCGTTCTAATTCTGAAACTACTTTATCTACATTCGAGATGAACTTAACCGTTATCTGGCTCTTCAACATTTTGAACCAGCTCCTTTTTAACATAAACGCGTGTAATTTTATTAATACTACCGCGATGTTCTGGTGGATTTGCTGGTATATAAACCTCATCAGTTCTATCATTTTTAAAGCGGTGTTCACCAATTTTAATATTAATTAAACCACGAAATTGTAAATACATACTAACATTCGAATGACCTAATTGTTGGAATTTAGCTTGAGCGTTAGTATCAATAGCCGCTTTTCTACATGATAAAGATCTAACGTCTACCCATTTATACTCTTTCGATAAACCAGTATCTCCAATTTTTTCTTTTCTTTGTAATATAACTCGATCATTATAAAGGCCTGGCATATAACCAACTCCTAACCAACAACGTATTTACGATGTTTATATAATTTACTCATATCTGTTCGACTTTGAAGTTGTAGGTTTTCTGCGCCCGACACATTTTGTTGAATTAAACCACTAATTCGTACAAAGTAATCTCGCGCCGCTTTTTCGAATACCCATTGTTTTATATCTTCAGGAATTATTATTGAATCTGTCTCTTCATCATAAAAATACTCTTCGTCTCTTTGTAGAATTAAATCAGCTTCTCTTTTCGCAGATGCGATAACGCGGTCAATATCATTCAAATCATACTCTAATTCTTCCGATAAATCTCCATCAACATCTATATTCGCGCGAATCCACGAAATAAATTCTTTAGTTTCTATTTCTAAATTGTTATAAACAACTCTACTCATTTATACCACATCCTTATTCTTCACAATGGCGTTCGTGAGTTGTTCTTCCGCGCTCGGTGTCAAATCCTCTATCACAATTCTTTCTACAGTAGAATAATTCCGGTTCGTTTTCTAATTTTTTATCCGTGTCGTTTTGCAAAGAAGAATCCGTCTCGTCTTTTAATTTTTCGTCTGTCTTGTTTTGTGAATTATTATCCGTTTCGTTGTCGGCGGATTTATCTGTGGTGTTTTCTGATTTTTTATCCGTTTCGTCTTCATCAGAATTATCCGTTTCGTTTTGCGAAGTATTATCTGTGTTGTCTTTTAAAGATTTATCCGTCTTGGTTTGCGAATTATTATCCGTTTCGTTTTGAGGAAAAAGATCCATCTCGTTTTCATTTAATTCTTCTGTCTTATCTTTAGAAGAAAGATTCGTTTCGTTTTCCGACTCTTCGTTCGGTTCGTTTTTTAATTTTTTATCCGTCTTGTCTTCGTCAGAAAGATCCGTTTCGTTTTCGCTAATATTTTCCTTCGTTTCTGAAGGACCATTTAACGCTTGGTTTTCAGAAGGTTCTATCGGTTCGAGTAAATGATTTAAAGCGTTATATAATCTTTCATTTATCTCCCTTACGTCACCTTTCTTATACATAGTGTTACCGCTTTTATGTCTTCGCATAACTTTATATTTTTTAATTTTACTCATAACTAACCTCCTTAGTGTTTAAAACATTATAAGGGTTAGTTTTTACACTAACCCTTATTAAATTATTCTACTTTACGCTAATACAGCCCATACAGATACGACTAATTCTTCCGCACTTGACTCAATAACTAAATGATCTGGTATAGTTAAACCTACATTCGCGTCAATAAGAACTTCGGTTTCACCAGAAGAAACTTCTACCTCTTCTATCAATTCTACTTCATCTACATCTCCGTCAGAATCTAAACGGCCGTTTTTAATTTGAATTGAATGATCATTAGTACCGTCGCTATTGTAAACCATTAATTTTATCAAACCTAGTCTTCCGTTTTCTGGCTTTTCTAGTAATACAACGTCGTCGTTTTCATCTTCGGCGGCAACAGAAAAACCAATCTTATAAAAATTCGATACAGATAGACGTGCTACAGCTTTCATTTTAGTCATCTCCTTAAATTTATTTAATAAGGGTTAGCATTAATACTAACCCTTATTAATATTTTTTATTATCGATTAATTTGAAGGTTCGCTATCGAAATTACCAACGACGAACGATTCAGGTCTATAAAGTGCTAGCGCGAGTCTTTCTTCTGCTAAGATTGCATATAAATTCTTAGTGAAGAAATCTTTATGAGAATCTGTAATTCTAATCATTGCTGATTCTCTATCATATAACTCTGCGCCCATTTCGAATGCACCTGTTAAGAATTGACCTTCATCCATTGCGTTCGTTACAACAACTGGTGCTCTCCAAAGTCTAGGCTGACCGCCGTCCATTACAGTTACCCATATATAATGTCCGTCGTTACCTTTCTGAAGTTCTATATCTTCCCAATCTTCATTAGAAAGAACAACTCCAGATACCGGATATTCAGCAACTAACGCTTTTGTCATTGCGCGTCTAATTGCGTCAATTTTAGTATCGCCTACTGCTCCGTCTGACCAATCATAGGTTTGAACGTCGGTTGCGGTCATGATACCTTGTAAATTATCTCCAGTACCATCACCAAGTAATAATTGGTCATCTTCTTCTAATGCTAAACCATATAACAATCTATTATTAATATGATTTTGCAATACAGAAGCGTCTGCGATTATCTGCTTAGTAGCAGGTAACCAATGAGCGATAGTTTTCATTCTTTCTTGTTTTACGTCAAATTCGATACCGGACTTTGGTTTATTTGTTTCGTCGTCTGCATCAAATTCCCCAACCGGTGCGGCTTCGTTAGTGAACCCAGTTTCTACAACGTAGTCAATAGCGCCTGCTTGGGTTGGAACTACATTGAGTAAATCTCTAACCCGTTCGACTCTTTCAGGCGGATAGAAGTAACCAGGTACCCGGAGTGTTTCATAAAGATATTGTGGTAGATCATCTAGTGAAGATCCGTCAATTGTTTTAGTATTACCTACTGTGCGTAATGCGTGTTGCACGCCCTTAACTTCGACCTGAGGTGTTGAGCTCTGTACATTCGGATCGAACTTTTTATACGCGTCTGAATTAACGAATTGTTCACCGATTGTTTTAACTCTACCTGAGCCTTGACCGCCCATCGGAAACCGGTTCTTCTCTTTTAAAACGTCTTCATAATTTTCTTGAATCTCGCTAACCCTATCCTTCAATTCAGATTCTAGATCTTCTAACTTCTCAGTAATTTCACCAACACGTTTACCAGTTTCTTCTTTCGCTTGACCAAGCTCGCTAATTTCTTGGTCTCTTTTCTTTAACTCTTCTTTTAGTTCTTCGCGCTGCGAAGAAATAGCGTCTTTAACGTTTTTAAGACCTTCTAAAATCTTTTTCTCTTCCATTTTATTCACCCTCCAAAATATTTTTAGATAACTCCTGTAACTCTTGGTTGATCTTATCGGCATTACTATAGATACCTTTTTCAGCTTCTGAAACGACGTCATTAATATTATCTAAAATTTCATCATTCCCTTTATCATCGTCATCATCATAACCAGATATATCATCTAGATCTATATCTATATCATCATCTCCTTCTGCACGTTCTACAATAGCGCTAATTAGAGAAAGCGCTTCTTTGAGTACTTCGAGATTTTCGCTAGACAAAACTCTACCTTCTTTTACACCAAGTACTTCTGTTAGATCGTTAGCAGGAAATGTTACCGGACTAACTTCCCATAAGTCTAGTTTCGTTAGAACTCTAACACCGTCTTCGTCTCGATATTTATAATCTAAAACGTCATAACCAAACGACATTTTCATTGGTACATCTAACGAATCTCTATACTTCATTTTATTATATTCTTGACGCGCGACACTAACGTCATTTTTCGGATCTTCATTATCGATATATAATCTTCCTTCTACATAAAGACCGTAATCGTCTTCTTCAAGATGGGTCGTCATTCCGATTTCTTCACTAACGTTATGACCAGAAAGGATTGGTACATTACCATTTTTCTTTTTAATAGTTTCCGCAAATGCGCCTTTTACAACAACATCACCATGTTGATCTACATTATTAAAAACACTAGCGTAACCGGAAAACTTACCTTCGCCATCACCGCTTGTATCGATTTCTTTAATTTCAAAATTGAAAGCGTGTTTTACCTTTTTATCTTCCAATCGGAATCACCTCCTTTATAATACTTCAACAATATCATGCATTTCTGTACATCTACAATTGATAATTTCTTTCGCTTCACCTCCAGGGTCGCCAGGATAAAGAAGACCATTAGAATAGTATTGATCTAGTTTTAACGTTTCGCCATGGACCTCATCGTGACTTTCGCGTACTCTATCGTCACCGCTGTCTAACCATTTTTTAGACTGAACTATTCCGAGTTCGTCTTCAGCTTGCTTAGCACCAGCGTAATGACCATATTGAGAACTTGAATGAACTTCTGTTCGAGCGATTTTATTTGCTCTTGAAACATCTAACTCGTCATCATCTTCCCATCTCTCATAAACATCTCTCATATTACGAGCAATTTGATTTGATCCAAGTCCTTCAGCTGCTCCTTCTCTCATTACTCGCGTTAATTTAGTCTTTGTAGCATCAGTAATCTTTCGAGCATGATCTAACGCGTGATTAGAAATAAATGTCTGAACAAATTGTCTATGAAGATCAAAATCCTTAGTATGAAATTTTTTCAACCCTTTTTCTTCTACTTCATCAACTAAATTCTCAATCTCGCGCTCTGCGAAATACGTTATTACGTTATTGTAGATAGCGATTAAAACATCTTCCCATTCTGGTACAAGTTCATCATCAATAAATGTCGATAACGAACCTACATCTGGATTGTTTGAAACGAAATTCGCTACGCGATCTTGCTCGTCTTCAAAAACACGTTGTAGTTGTTCAGTAACCTTATCTTCAAATGTTCGTTTTCTATCATCTATATTTTTCCAATATCTATAAAGTTTTGGTTTACCTAAATAAACCGGATTCAAACCAGCAATATCTTTACCGAATATTTCTTTCGAATCTTCTTTCGGCGTCATTCTAGCAGACATCTGTTCTATTCGCGTTTGTTCAGGAACGTCATCAAAACCTAATTCTAACCTTTCGTTAATTTGATCTAAAGGAAAACCCATTCGATATAGTTTATCTGCTACACCGACTTTATCTTCTAAATTTTGTTGTAGTGCAGCAACGTTTGAAATATCATATCTCAATCGTAAGTTATCACTATCGTCAAAATGCGGTGTAATTGTGTTATTAAATGATTCTTGTAATGCGTCTAATGTCGGTAGTAAAGAATTCTCCCAAAAATCTTTATAAGCTTCTTGTTTATTTGCTCTTGACGCCGGATCCGGCGCGCCGAGAACTAAAGGATCCATATTAAATAGAGAACAAATTTCTCTCATATTCGCTTTTCTACTTTCTATAAAATCCATTTCTCTAGCGGATTTAGATAACTCAGCGAATTGAGCATCACCGCCAATTACCCAAATATCGTGAGCGTTTTTAGGTCCTTGTTTTTGTGTTTGTAATTGTTCTTTAGTTTCATTAAATTGTTTTTCTGTTAACGGTTCTTTAAAACTTAAAATACCATCACTCGCAGCTCGATTATCCATCGCGTATTTATTCCATTCCATTGAAGCGATATCAGTATCGACTACTTTCGAACCCGCTTTCAATGGTGAAAGACCCCAATATAAATCAGAAGGATTTATATACATAAAATGCGCTATTGTTTCTGGCGGTAATCTATAAATTTCGCCTCCGATTCTATATTCATAATGTTTTAATAATTGGCCTTCAGATCTTAAATCGGCAGGTACTGGTTTAATTCTATCTGGTCTTAACGGCCATAATTCTATCGGCTTTCCGTTAACGATATTTTTATGCCAAATATTATTACCAGTTAAATCAAGATAATAAACTAAAAGTTTTATCATATCTTTACCATTAATATGACTTGCAAAATCTGGTGAAGGATTTTTAATTAATTTTTCTAAATCGTGATCTTCTTCTCTATCCCACGAACCATCAGATTGCCGTTTCTCTACTATCCAAGGAACCGACGCTATATTTTCAGCGCGTTTTTTAACACACGCATAAACCCAACTTGAAGATTCCATTCCATCTTTTATAGCTTTTTCGCTATTCCATTTCGACCATAATGGTTTACCAACTAGATAAGACGGAATAAGTGGTATACGGCCTTCAGATACTTTTTGACCGAGTTGTTTTATAGCGTTTATTCCTTTTCGAAATATACCCATCTACTTTTCCTCCTTATCTATCAAACCCGACCAATTAATATCTGACCACTAACGTCGGATTTTAGTTTCGTAAGCGCCCATACTAATGCATCTAATCTATTCGGTGAATCTAATCCTTTATCAGGCGACCAACTTGTTAGTTCATCTTCTAATTCGTCAAAATTATCACCAACGTGAAAAACTTTTCCTTGTTCATATAACGCTGCAATAGGTTCAGCGCGTAACATTTTACCTCTAGTTGCTCGAACTTCAGAATAAGGAATATCTGAATCTATAGTTCGTAAAACACTTTCAACCATATCGCCGCCATTATTTACCTCGCCTACAATTCGATCCGCTTCGAATTTATAATAACCCGATACCGCTTTTCTAGCCCAACCATTTGGACTAGCATTAATAGTACGATCGTCTAAAACGTAATAATGTTTATCTGCAGATCTACCAGCTATAACAATACCAGTATCGTCAGTTTTATTATTACTACTACTTTTTTTACCTTGCGGATCAATCGCTACAACTATTTGTTCTAAATCTGGCGCGTTATTGATTCTACGAATCATATCATAAGACCATAAAGCGTCTTCAGCATTTTTACGAGGTATCTGTTGGTATAAAGAATCGAATAATCTAGATAACATACCTCTTTTAATATCTAGAATTTCTTCTTTATTATATCTTCTTGGCCATAATACTTCGCCAGGTTTTCTACCAAGTATATCATTTTCGGTTGCTAACGCAGGAAATTGTATTAATTCCCATTCGTCGCCTTCGCGTTGTAATAACCGACCTGCTAGATCGTCTTCGTGCCATCTAGTCATAACTAAAATAACTGCGCCCTTCGGACTTAATCTAGTTCGTAAAACCGATTGGTACCATGTATCTACTTTGTCGCGAATTCTCGAACTTGAAGCTTCTTCCCAATTTTTAAATGGGTCATCAATAATCGCTACATGTGCACCACGACCAGTGATCGGCCCTCGCACACCTGCAGCAGATAAACCGCCGCGATATTTACTTAGTTTCCATTTCTTTTTAGCAGATGATTCGCTAGAAAGTTCTTTACCAAAAAGATAACCTACACTACGAATTGTATTTCTCGCTATTTCAGAGAAATCGTAAGCTAGGTCTGCTGAGTAAGAACTTAAAATAATCTCGTTGTTTGGATTTCGACCAAGATACCACGCAGGAAATTTTTTAGATACTACTTCCGATTTACCATGCCGCGGCGGCATGAAAACCATTAACTTTCTCAAATCACCTCTTTCTATCGCTTCTATTTTTTCGCAAAGTAATTGTAAATGTTTCGCACGCATCCAATTATATCTTTTTAAATCATTATTCCAACCAGACTCATATTCTAAAAAATCAGCTAAATAACGACGCGCGAGTTCTTGTTTAGCACCATCATTCTTGATAAGTCTTTTTGCTAATTGCGTCAAGGGTTCTCAACTCCTGATCTGACAGTTTAGATAAATCATGTTCAGTAGTTGTTTTAACAGAACCAGATAATTCTTGTTCAACCTTTCTCGCAACGTCTTGTATTTCGTTAATTTCCCATTGTTCTTTTCTACAAGTTTCTAAAATTTGAGACGCAGTTTTAAATTGACGCAATCTATCGCTCCGATCAAATTGAACTTCGTCGGCGAATAAAGTTACCATCATTCCGTCTCTAATTTTTTCAATTAATTCTTCATATTTTAAACGAAGTTTAGTTTCTTTGTCTGCTTCAGATGATATTACGCGTTCGGCTACCTCATTTCTTACTTCTTTCTTATAATTTCCTTTAGAAGAACCATATTCTTTTACTTTTGTATATCCGTAGTCGCGCGCAAAACCATACTCGTCAGCCAATTCTTGCATAGTGTGTTTACCTGTACTATATTTCGCAACTATTTCTTCCCAGTTATAAGCCAACGAGAACACCTCCTCTTGCGCATACCTTTACTTCTCGTCAAGTATACTATCATTTGGAGAAATATCACGCTAAAATATAGCGGTTATAAGGTCGGCGAAACGGCGGTACGCATTTTTCTTGTGTTTATAATATTTGTCTTTTTTAAAAGGAATCTCAGAATTCGAATAAATTTCTACGTCAGGAATATAACCGACTCTATAATTTTCGTATTCTTGATTATTAATAAGATTAAATTTGTGTTCTAATATTAATCTTTCCGGCGGTAATAATTTTTGTAAAGCCATATTTACTAATTTTACGTATTCATTTTTCTTATAAAATTCCTCGCTTTGTCTATCGCGCCTAATTGCTGCTTTATCTACTGAACTATCTCTACTTTCAGTTTCTTGTACCCTTACATCATCATACGATACCGCCATGTTAGATGTAATTTTCTCATCATATAATTCTAACCAATCTTGATAATTTCTATATTTTCTCAAATACTTTAAAACTAATTCTTTACTCATTTTTAATTCCTCCTTATTGGCGGTATTATACTCGGTATTTACTCGGTTTTCAAACCCATATCGCGAATATCGCGCGCAAAAGATTTTATTCTCCCCTAGAGAATGATACGATATACGCTATTTGTGCGCTTCTCTGTATAATGACACAGTCTTCATGCCAAAGGAGCCCCTTAGCGTATAGCGTATGTAATCTCTCCTAGGGAGTAATAATCTTTTTTGCGCGCGATATCGGCGATATGAAAATAACGGTCCGTGCAATAACACAGACCGTACTTTTAAGTAAATTTTGTAATAATATTACATACCGCTATCTACGTATAAATTTAGAAAGAAAGAAATATTTTGCGCGCGATATCGGCGATATCGGCGATAGAAAAAGAACTTCTCTTCGTGTTAATATTTCTGAAGAGAAGTCCTTTTATAATTAATTATCTTCTTTCATTGTTTCAACCGATACTTTTTTAATTTTCCATTGACCATCTTCTTTAATTCCTTCTAATTTTCCTTGATTTAAATAATTACTAATCGTTCTTTTTGATTTACCTAATATTTCTGCTGCTTCGTCTGTTGTTACAAATTCTATTTCCTCACCATTTCGGAAAATATCTGTTACATCTATACAATGAAAACCATGTGATCTATACGCTACTGTAAATAATACCATATCACCTCCGCGAACATCATGTATTTTTTCTAACCATTTTTCCGCATTTCTTTTAAATTGTCTATTCCTAAGTGTCTCATTTCCTTTCAAATCAATAGTAACGTGGTCTTTAGTGACGTGTGAAACTACCGTGAAAAACATCGCGTCTATGACCGAATGATACCGTCCTTCTTCCATCTGTTCCTCAAATACTTTTACTAACTTTTCAATTTTACTCATTTTAATACCCCTCCTTAGAGTCTTTTCTAAATTCCTTTGCTAATCTAACAAGACCTTCACTTTCATCTCTTAACGATTCAACCGTCCGTTTTCTTTTTCTCATTTCTCTGACCAATTCCTCGAATTTGTCATCACTTTTACCAACTTCTAATTTTAACAATTCTTCACTAACTCTAGATTTTAGAACTTCAAAAGACTCCTCTACAACTTTAGCTTCATCTTTTAGACGTTGTGCTTTCAATTCTAATTCTTGTGCTGCTGTTAATTTATTACTCATTACTATCACTCCTTTTATTTAAATACTCTACAATATCTTCTCTATAATTATTAAATAATTTTTGTAGACCTTCTTGATCATCATTATCAAATAATTCTTGCGCTTTATTAAAAACTTCCTCATCTACAGTTCTAACAATTCTATTTGAACCTGCCCAATGATTTTCTTTTTCATGATTATGAACTCTAGTTGTAATTACGTAATTTTGAAAATCTATAATTTTCTCAAATCTGAAAATATTTTTACCTTTCTTTTTTGTTAAAAAACAAGTATTTTCTTTAATTTCCATTTTTATCACTCCTTTTTGTAATCTGCGCTTAGCATCTAGCGTTGTCGAACTTATTTCAAGCGATTCTCTAAAATGTTTTAAAAGCTTTTATTTCACCTCCTTCTTTTTAACTAATTCCCATCTATCTTCTTCTAAATGAAGTTTCTTATAACTTACATTATTACTTTTTAGATTTAATGTGAAATGTGAAGCACTATCATTACTTACTAATTCTATAACACCAATACCATTATCTAATAATCCATCAATATTACTTCTAATATAATCATTAACTTTTTCTCGATTACCTACATAACTTAGACCTAAATTATCACCAATATTAAATTTCTTTAAATGAATTTCTGTCATTTTCCAACCACCAGTTTTGTGATCTTGTGGTGTTCTACAACTAAATTCATTTCTCTTAAAACCTGCATTTTTCATTTTTTCTACATATTCTTTAGTTCTATTTAACATTTAAACCATCTCCTTTAAGTAATTTTTTCTATAACTTCCTTATTACACCCCTAGCATCTAGTAGTGTCGAACATGTTTCAAGCAATTCTATACAATGTTTTAAAAGCTTTTCTTTCTTTTTAAAAGCGATAAAACCGCGCGAATTATACAAACCGCGCGGTTTTTAATTTAACGCCATTGAGTAGTAGCGCCTTACTCGTTTTTAGGGATTTCGTTATATTTTTCTTGGTTTTTAATAATGTTTTTCATTTCTAAATAAAAACTTTCGCTAATTTCAACTGTATATCCTTCGTCATAATCCGTAAATCTCATTAAATATTTTCCCTTTTCTTTATAAATACATAAAACTGTATATGGATTAGAAATCAGATGTTCCATTATTCTCCTCCCCTCTTTTTTCTAATTCTTGTTCCCATTCGTCCATTCTTTCTTTAATCTTTTTTAAATTTTTATCAATTTTTCTAATTCTTTGAACGTCACAATCATAACAAAATACAGGACTTCGGTATACTTCTTCAATTTTATCGCCACATATACCACAATAATCGTTACTCATCTTCTACATCCTCTCCTTTTTTAATTAACTCTAAATCATCTAAAGGCCGCATAACATATTTAACATATTCTGGTCCGTCTTCATGAATAGTTTCGCTTTTCGTTTCTACAAACGCTAATTGTTTCCCTGCGCGAACGCAATATTTTTTAGAAATATACTCAACTATACCAGTACCGATACCTTCAATTTCTACCGTATCGCCAACTTCTATTTTAATTTCAAATAATTTTTTTCCATCGACAATACGATCATATCTTTCGCGATCGAGTACGTAAGTTATAGCGTATTTAGCGCCAGGTTTATTGTAATAACCTCTTCTACCAAAAATAGTAGCGTATCTAAAAACGTCTCCATACTCGTTATAAAGCACATCTTGACCTGGTTCGAATTTTGTCATTAATACCACTCCTTAAATAATTTCTAAAATTGTATTTAATTCAAAACACCCATCTTGTACATAATACGAATTAAATTCAAATGAAAATTCTGGTATAAACCCGAATTGTATTTTTAATTCTTCTTCAAGTTTTTCTCGTACTAACTCTAAAAATTCATTATAATAAAATTTTATTAATTTTCCTATTTCTTCGGATTCCCCATACTTAAATACATCAAAATATATTCGATCTAAATAATACGAAACGGAATCACCTCTTTTCATAACACCTCCTTTAATTTTAGTTTGATACTGATTCCTTGTACCGCCATTTTGAACAACTACGCCTTTAATAAACCGCGTTACGTTCTTTTCTGTAATTCGTATTTTTTCGCGCATCTCTTTAATTGTATTTTTATCCATTTTCACCATTCCTTTCATCTCGCCAACCATTCTTTTTAACACAATTTTTAAAAATACAGAACTTACCAAATTTCGTCCATACGCATTTATTACATCTATCTTTATTCTTCTCCTTATCTTTTTTACTAATTTTATTCTTATCTTTCGCTTTATCTTCTTTCTCGCGTTTAATTGCTCTGCGAGCTTTCGCGATCGCTTGATGCCAACCAATTCTCATTGAAATTGTAGAATATGCCGGAAGATTTAATTTCGGATTGTCGTGTCTATACGCTTCATAATGATGACCGCCAACCGTTTTTCTACCTAACGCTTTTAATACAATTTCTACTGCATCTATTAATTGACCATTTGTGTAGTGTGAAAGATTAGTATTTTTACCGAATTCACTTAAAATTTCTCGTTTTAATTCGCCCCATTTAAATCTATTACAAATAGTTTCTACTGCTGGAATATCTTTATCTTTATTAACGCGGTGTTCTTCGTAAACAAGTTTAGTTAATCTACCTTCATTTCTATAAACCTCACGCATCGCGATTAAAAAATCTTCTTTTTTATAATCATATTTACTCATAAATTAACACTCCTCCTTATTAATTTTAGTAATTTTAGCATTTCTACCATAACCATGATGTACTACACCACGTATAATTTCTACTTCACTACATTTTCGTACGAAACTTCTAACTGGTGTAAGTCTGATTTCATATAACTCGTCGTCTGTTATATCTTTAATCTTAGTAATTTTAATAACTTTATTATAAGTAGATTTCGAAACTTTATCGTAAAGTTTCATATTATACACCCCCTTTCAGGATTTCTTTTTTCCATTCTCTACGAATCTTTGAAAATTCTTCTGATGTAAGTAATATTGTTTGTTTTTTACCTGTTATCATTTCATTTGTAACTTTAATCATTTTATCATCAAGTACTTCCATACTAATGCTTTTACTAATTTTTTTCATTTCTATCATCTCCTTTAGTTTTATATCTTGCGCTTAGCATCTCGATATTTAGACCATGTTTCAAGCGTTTTTCTAAAATGTTTTAAATTTTCTTTAAAATTTCCATATATTTTTCTCTCGAGTTTCCGCAGTAACTTACTAAATTAACCATATTATTTTTGTTTGCGTATTGCATTATCCTTCTGTGATCCATTACCATATTAAATTTACCAGTATTTCTAATTTCTCTTAATTCTTGAATTGCTTTTTCCATTTTTACCATCTCCTTTTAATTTTTATATTTAAAAACTTCAGTTCCTTCTTTTACCCAAATATCACTTTTATCAATAACTGTTATTACTTTTATAGTGTTTCTATATCTACAAATAACAACTGAATAATTTTCGTCTTCTACTATAATTGCTAAATCTTTACCTGAATCTTTTAATTCATCTAAAGTTTCCAATGTTAAACCAAACACTGCTGATGCAACTTGAAATGCTGTAATATCTCTTTGTTTCATTCTTTCTATTGCGTGTCCGCTTGCTCTAATTGAATAATCATTACCTTCAAAGTTGAACTGTAGTAAACTTTTATCTTTAGTCATTTTTATTACCTCCTTCTAATCTGCGCTTAGTATCCTATGTTCTAGATACATTTGCAAGCGAAAGCTCAAAAGAAATAAAAAAAGATCTGGTTTACCACAGATTATTTTTCTGCGATAAACCAGATACCAAAAAGGAGTGATATTAAACTAACCGTTAATATCCTTAGCTGCTATTATACCTGATAACGCTGAAGAAGCAAAGCTATCAATATAACCAGTAGTACTACCAACGATATAAACATTATCGGTTCCTTTTAGTTTGAAATTTTTATCGATCGGAACTTTTCTACCGAAATATTTTAATTCGGGTGCGTAAATTAAATTATCATCTCTACCAAACCCCGGAAAATCTTTACTTAATTCTTCAATATACTCTTTAAAAGATTCATATAACCAAATAGGAAAATCATTTAATAAATTACCCGGTCGGGCTTTTTTATTAGTATTATGATTTACTATATTTTTTAGATTCTTATTCTCATTTTTATAATCATACCAACTTACTACAGCTGGTTTTCCTTGATGGGTAGAATTAACCCTTTGCGCGACGCGTTTAACAAATTGTGTTGGGCTCGTCGCTTCATCATACGTTATTCTAGCGATTATAGCCATGTTAGAATAGTTAGTTTTTAAATCCTCATTAAGAAAAGAGTGACCATTTAGACCTCGAATACCTATTTTTCTATAATTTTCATTAACTACGCTACCGCCGTCATTAACACAAAAACTTCGTAAATGAATGCCGTACGACGAAGTATATTCTATTTTAAAATCATAAAATACGTCTTGTATCTCTTTCATAACTTCTCTCGGTGTTTCAAATCTAATACCGATACCCGATAAATCGGTTTCTAATTCAATACCACGCGACATTAAAAACGCTTCTATTAACCACATTCCCGGAGAACCAGTTGCGAGAATTATTTTATCTCCATAATATTCCCCGCGATTTGTTATAATCCCCCTAATATTGTCCGCTTGATTCCCCATTAAATATTCTAATTCCTCGCGCCAACGAATTTCTACACCGTCGCGTTCTAAATCTTTAGTGAGGTTTTTAATAGCATTTCTAGCGCCATCAGAACCAAAGTGCCATAACGGATAGCTATTGAAAGTTAATTTTTCATTTTTTATAAAATCTTTATCTAATTTATCTATTTCTTTCCACCAACGACCTTCATAACCTTCTGACGCCATTTCTTCTAAAGTTGGTTGTATAATATCAAACAAATACTTCGCGTCGTTTTCACTAAAAACGTCATTTAATAAATTAGTACCTCTAGTTGGTGATAAAGTAATTTTACCATCTGAAAAACCACCCGCGCCGCCTTCGCCTTCTAAAATACTACAACAATCGCAATTACAATACGGCGTATCAGGGCAATTACGATTATTTAAAGATTTACCGCTATCAATCATAAGAATATTATCATACTTTTCTCGTAAAACATGCGCCGCGAATAAACCAGAAGGACCAGCACCAACGATAATAACATCATATTCGTTTTTCATAATTTAATATCACTCCTTAGGTGTAATAAAAGTAATTAATTTTCGTAACGGATAATACGT